GCATGGAGCAATATGTCTTTGCGCTGCTCCTTGCCGTTTGTCGTAACATCCCGTTTGCAAACTTATCAAGGTTTACTTTTGTCATGTTCTCCCAAGTCGCCTTCTCGTGGGTTATCTTCTCGAATCTGTTCAAAATACTGTCCGAATAGTTCGGGTATCTTGCCTTAAAAGCTTCTCTTAATGTCTCCATTGATAACAACATTTTTTGTTCATTATAAGCACCGTCTCGCAGTCCCATCCTTCAAAAGATATGGGGTGAGACGATTTTGTTTCTCGCAGGCCTTTTTCTGTCAGCCATAACGCATCACACACCTTGCTTAATGCCCTAAAATCCAAATATTCTTTGGTCTTAAATAGTTTTGGTGTGAATTTATACGTAGGCAGCCCTTTCAAGTCTTCTGCGCTGTCAATAACCAATATCTTGGCGTCATCCGTAAACTTCAATTTAAAGCTCACAGAAGGCTCACAGAACACCCATTTGTAGTCCTTGTTCCAATCTATCCACCCGTAGTTTGAATCGATTGGAGACGTCCATAGGCCGCCGTATGGCTTATTGAAGTTTATGTTCGTGATGGGATCAAATAGAATCGGCCTGAAATGTTTTCTGCCGTAATGGATCACGGTAAGGTTTCTCACCGTATCCACATCGCAGAATTTGTAATTGGCTTCTGTCTTATTGATCCTTGAGAACAGTTTGTATATTAATGCGTTTATTATATCCATCATTATCCTATAAGTCCTGCAAAGAAATCGTCAATTTGTTCTTTCAACTTGAAAAACTCCTCTTTTGCCTTTTCTTTGGACAATAAATTGGCAAGTAATTCAGAATCTAAATCGTTAACCTCGAATCCTTTTCTGTGAACAATCGCCAAGCTATCCATCAGCGAAGGATCGTTTTCAGACAAATAGGCCATTGCATCTTCATAACATGCAAATGGCACTCCAAATCCACCCTCATCGTCTATCATTTGCACTATCGTCTCAAAGGCGTTATTTTCGTCTATATCGTCGTTAGTGGCAAGGCTATGACACCACCGACCAACTATCATTCCACCACCCTTGTTCTTGAGGATTCAACCAACAAACGTCTGGTATTTGATAACCATCATTCGTAAACCAACATCCGCTTTTATAGTAGATATATTCATCGTCCATAAAAAATCGGTGTCTTATCTTCTTGCCTTCAATCATTGCAGCATCTTTAGCTTGAATTAGAGAAAGCCCAGCCGCTAACACATTATTTGCATCAGTGGGGCTGTTATTTTTCAAATCATCGTTTTGCATATTATTAAAATTTAGTGTTGGCTGCCAGTTTTAAAATACACATCTAAGCATTTCTCACAGACAGCGACAGTCTCGTTATATTCATTTGTGTAGTGACTATATTTGTGTTTACAACTTTCAACTTTTAAAAGTCTTTTTATAATTGTGTACACTTTTTCAATTAGACTTCTGTCGTGAGATCCTAATAATACTTTGTTCCCGTCATAGATAAACCAAGCCTCATTTGTGCCTTGTCTTATTTGTAAATTATTCATTTTATTCTAATTTTTCGTTAATAAAAAACCGAACGTCTAACATTGTTTACCAGTAATAGTTTCCCACCGCACACTAAAACGGTAATCCATCGTCATTTGTGTTTGAGGTTGTTACTACTGGCTTTTTATAGTGCCTGTTTTCATTATAAAATTGTAGTGCTTTTTCAACGTGTTCAGCTTCATTTTGGCTTATCTCTAATTTATTCAGCATCGAAGCTAAATCATACATAGCAGTTAAAGCACTACTTAATTTTTGTTCAAGGTCAGGCACTACAACATCCCGTTCCCAATGTAACTCGCTTTGTAATTGGTTTATAAATTGTTGGTCTTGGTTATTTTGGCTTTGTGAAATCTGAACACAATCCTGTTCGTTCCAACAATCTCTACCAAGTACACCGCCACAACCTCTGCAAATTTTCATATTTATATTATTTTTGTTAATAAATCCAACGCTAAACTACTACTGGTAACACAGTATTTGCGCCATTAAAACGAGCGTAAATAATCGGAACGATATCGACAAGACTCAAAACGTCAATTGGCGTCGGCAATGTTTCGAGAAACTCCATAATTTGCTCTCTTTTCGTATCCATAATCTTTAATTTTTGTTTTCTGCTTCTACGTGTTTTCTGATGAACGCACGAATATCGGCTACTCCATAGTTTAATTCTTTAAGTGTCTTTAAGACTGCATCAGGATTATGTCTGTACTCCGATGTAAACGAATATCCGTCCAAACACCAATAATACCCCAAATCAGCAATTACCTCTAATTCTACTCCATCAAACTTAACGATGTTAACCAATTTACCCGAATGTTCTTCAACCGTCGTCGTTTCGTCTTTCGTTTTAATCACAAAAAACTTTCGGTTGAGGTTTTCGGGTATAACGAAGTCAAGCTCAAATGTGTCGTCAAGATTGATCTTTTTGATTAATTCGTCTATTGAAGAAGTGTAGTTGATCCAAGCTCTCGAAACCTGCTTGTAAACGGCATAAATGGATTCATTACTATAAACAACATCTATTTGCTTACCATCAACATCAATCGCATTTATTTTCTTGCCCGTAACTATTTCTGCCCCATCAAAGAAGTTAACCTTTTCAAATGGTTTATAATTAAGTGCTTCTTCTATTGTGTAAATCTTTTTCACGAAGTTCCACCCAAGTGATTCTTTGTTTTTGGCTTCAATCTTTTTTTGATCCATTTTTTCGCCAGCTATGATGAAGAAATACTCATCGTTTTCTCCCACAAGCCCTATATTCTCGCAAAGATACAACTTTACTTCTGTCTCTACAAATAAAGCGTCGTAAAGGAGCTTTGCGTTAAACACACATCCGTTTATTTCGATCAAAGAATCGATTTTCTTGCCGTAGATCAGCCCTGTTATGTTTTTGATGTTTTTGGTAGCTTTGAGTAGCTCTTTCGGATCAACATCAATCGGGTAGTCCCGATAATCTTTCGGGATAACCTCCTCCCATCTGGGGAAACGGCGATCGCATAAATCACAGTTCTTTGTTATTATCTTGCCTTCGTTTTCTGGATCATAGTCCGATTTTAAGACGCAAATAACGCTCCCGTTTGTGGCTACTATTTTACCGTCCTTGTATAAAAGACCGTCAGGATAAGGATAACGATCTTCACCGACGCAATTATACATTGCTTTTATACGTTTTGATTCTTTTGTTTTCATTGTTTTTCGTTCTCAATTTGTTCTAATTTCTTGCGTAATTCTTTGATTTCTTGCTCTTTTGCTTTCTTCATTTTTTCTTCGATTTCTTCTTTTTTCTTATCGAGAAATTTTCTCGCATAATTATATTCTTTTTCGAGGTCTTTTGCTTTGTAATTAAGTGGAAGTGTAATCTGATTTGTATATTCTGTTATTTCCACACCGCCGAAATTTATCGAGTACTTTCTTTCTTTTGTAAAATACACCGATAATTTTTTAGAATAGTCTTTACTGTATTCAAAAACAGTAAGATGTTCGATCGGTGTTCTGCCAACAAAATCTGCGTATTCGTCGGCAAGTTTTTTCAGTTTTTTGATTTGTTCTTCCATTGCTTTTAATTTTAGTTTATCATATTAATACTTTTTGTATTACTGTTTTTCAAACCAATTTTTGAATTTATTCTTGGCTGTGTCTAAGAATTTTCTGGCTTCTTCTTCACATTCTGGAGTAATTACAAACCTTTCACAACTACACGGAATTAAGTTTTTTGGCCATTTAATAATATATCCATCTTTTGTTATTTTTAAACCGCAAGTGCTTTCACGCCTCCAATATTTACTGCATAAAAAGATATAATCCTCCTTGTCATTTTTCTTTTTTACCTTTAATAGCATGTGAGGTTTGTTATCTCCATGTCTATTGCAAATTATCAGTTCACCGTTTTTTAAATATTCTTTAAGACAAATGAGTGCGCTTTTTTTATCTTTCTTTACATCATACCTTATTTCAGTATTTTCATCAATTATCTCTTCATTTTCCCACCAATTCTTAAATATATCTTTTGCCTTATTTATAAGGTCTTCAATAGCCTTATAAGTTGCTGGTGTAATTGGAAAATCAACAAGTCCACGCAATTCACAGCGTTGTGGAACAATGGTAAGATATCCATCTTCAGTACAACTATATAAATCACGAAATCCACCATCATCTTTTTTACACACAGGTAACATTACCATACTTTTATCATCACATAACGTTCCGTAGTATATGTGTGAATTTATATTATACTTTATTTTTAAATAGATAACTGGCTCTCCATTTAAAGTATATTCATTACTTATAACAAACTTATGGTCTTTAATAACTTCATTAAACCAATTCAATGTTCCAGGAGTGTTATTAACACACTCAACTTTAATTTTTGTTTTCATATTTGTAGATTTTAATTTATTTTGCCTACTCTATCATGACTTTTCGGCCTCCGCCATTTTTGTGTAAAGATATGAATAATAATAAACACAACAAACCGAAAGTTACTTATTTACATATATTTAACTAAATAGATTTGTTTTTTACGTTTGTTTTATTCGTCCCTCTCAACCATATAGCACTTTGTCAGAGTGCCTCTTTTCTGTTTTCTCGTGTCTATCATCCTGTTTGAATCCACAAGCACCATTGCGCTTGCTATTATTTCTGGGTTCTCGTATGATCTTGCTACCCTTAATTTCAGTCCTAAAAAGTCCTCCACTTGTTTTTTGGTCAACTTTTCGGAGTAAATTCTCGGATCTTCGGCCATCAAATTAATCACCGATCCGAAATATTTTTCAATCTGCCAATACATTGTCTCCATTTTATTCTGTTTTAATTTGTTTTCTGTTTTTGGCACAAATTAATGCCGAAAATGTGCCGCCTTGTTTTCTGCTATTATTGTAATAAATTATTTCTAAAAATATTACACATCAGTCCATATCATTCTCCCACCAATCGGCAAAAATATCTCTCGCCTTACCGATTAGCTCCCGCACTTCTTTCTCGCAACTCGGAGTAAGGGGAAAGTTAAACAGTCCGATTGTGTCTTGTTTTTCGGTTGGAGCTACGTATGAGTAACGTCCGTCGGCCGATTTGCAATAACGCTCATCGACATCCGTTTTGTTTTTACATAGAATTGAGTACCGAACGATGTTTTCGGTCTCTAATGTTTTTAAGAATATGCACGGAGTGCCGTTGTCGGTATCTTTTATAACCAACTCGCTTCGGCTTAATAAGTCACGAAACCATTTAACCGTCCCACGCGCATTTTCTGCGGCCTCAATCTTAACATTAAGATCAATGCCCGAAATAGATACTTTTGTTTTCATTCTTTTTCTGTTTCAATTAACGAATAAGCAATACTTTTAAGATGAGGCTCAAGCATGTTTAATGCCCTGGCTTCGTCTCCTACCATGTCAATAAGCGCATTTATTTTCTGCCCGTATGTTTCAACGGTTAACGCGCTATTGTTTATTTCAGAAACAAGCATTTCAACTTTAATACTTCTTTTCAAGTCCTCAATAATAGCGGTTAATTTTTCGCTTGTCGCATTATTTAACTCCAAATCTGCCGATCCAATTTCTCGGCCTGTTATTTTGTGGTAAAACACTACTTTTTCGTCCTCTATTATATATTCATAAGGATATTCGTTGCTTTTGAAACACGTAGAACCATATTCTCTTATTTTTTCAAGTATGCGCTTGTTTTCTCTTATGTCGTTCATAATTTTACATATTATTTTGTTTTCGGCATGCTTGTTTTATGCGCGCTATTTTATTGTTTTCTTTCAATTACAATTGTTATTCATTCACGCTTTCAAAATATTGAAGTAGCACTGTAAATCTTTCGATATATTGGTTTTTTATGTAATCGTTCAAAATTACTCCTCTTCTGTCATTTTCGAGCGTCGTACTCGGTAAATCGATATTTAACATCTTACATGCAAACGCCGTAAAATGTTCGAGCTTCTTGTCAAGATAGTTTATATCGATATTTCTATATTTGCCGTTTTTCAGCCCATCGATAATCGATTTTATCGGGTCAATAAGAGTTACGTTGATAATGAATTTATTCACAACGTCGTTTTCTGTGTTTAATGTTGTTGTTCTCATTTCGTTTGATTTTAATTTGTTTTTTGCGTCCTATTTTCTGCCTCCACAAGGCCATATTTTCTGCGGCCTGTTTTATACTTTGTTTTCTGTATCGCAAATGAATAATGGGAGGGTGCAAAATACACCCTCCCGATTTTTCAAAATTGGCAAATATTGCCGTTTTCATCCTCGTAAACAACTTCAGCGTCTCCGTTCGGCCGTCTAACTTTATACAAGGTTAGATGTTTGTATCGAAACGACTGCCCAAAATCTGCATTCTCCATAAAATCGTCCAATTTTTCGGCCTTTGTTTTGCCGTCGCAAAGATCGGTTACATCTGTGAAGATAATTGCTCTTTCTCCGTAGCCTATTTCTTCACCGTCAAATTCGTTGTTTTCGTAGCCCAAAAGTTCGTTTAGGCCTTCGATGTTTTTAATGTAAGTTTTCATTTTGTTTGTTTTTAAGTTGTTTTCTGTTTAGATCATTTCAAATCTGAATCTATTCTTTTTCTTAACCACCCGAAACCTATCCATTCTGCCCTTGCTATTAGTCAAAGAATACATGCCGTCCTCACCTTCATGCAGTTCAATACTTGTCGAATAAAAGTAATCATTCACCATCTTTGTTATTCTCTCCATCGTCGGAGCACTTGCCAACAATGTTACTGTTTTCATTTGTCTAAATTTTAAAATAGTTCAACGATAATTCGTATTACAAAATACGCCGCCGCCGATAAAACGGCTACCCAGCAAGCGGCATCGATAAACTTTTCTTTGTTTTCTTGTTTCATTTTTCATTTGTTTTTTGCAGGTATCTTATTTGACTCATTATATACCTCTTGTTTTCTCCCACTTTTTCTTCTTGTAAGTAATCATCGAAATGTCTTAGATATTCGTCAACTGCTATTTTCAACCATTCATCCATCGACCCCTTGTTTTCGGTATCATCATTTTCATATTGTTCTTTAATAAAATAGAACAACTCACAAATAGCATCCTCCGATGGCTCATTGTCGCCGATCGGATACCTTTGAGGATAAGAGCTAAAATTGTCATTCAGCATCTGTTTGATTAATTGTTTTTTACTTGTTTTCATAACTTTTATTTTATAATTGTTTTTGTTTTTCTGTGAATATGAGGGGAGTTTATCCCCTCTTATTTTACACTGTAATATGCTCCAGACTTCATGAATTGAGCCCAGTCGTCGCCAGTCCAATAATACGCCTCCACAAATTCATCCCGATTCATTTGCAGCGTTCTGTACTTCGAGCCGTCAACGCGGATCGTGTACGTTCTTTTTGCTTTGTTCGGTGAAATTCTAAATTCTCTCCCCGAAATTGATTTTAATGTTTTCA